CTCCAGGCCGCCGGGTATCCGAAGACCACCATCGGCACCCGGATGTCCCACATGAACCGGATAGCCAGGTCCTTGGCGATACCGCCCGAGGCGGTGACACACGATCTACTCGAGGTTTGGTTCGCTCACCAAACCCAGTGGGCGCAAGAGACACGGCGCGGCTATCGCACGTCGGCGACGAAGTTCTTTGGCTGGGCCCACGCGGCAGGCCATATACCGATCGACCCGTCCACGAAGCTACCGTCAGTGAAGCCGGGGCTACCCGCACCGAACCCCGCGCCTGACCGCATCTGGAAGGAAGCCCTCCTCGCGGCCGACGCCAGAACCACCGTGATGCTGCACCTCGCCTGCGGGGCCGGGCTCCGGCGGGCCGAAGTCGCACAAGTCCACACCGATGACCTCCGGGAGGGCTTCTCCGGGTACCAACTGCTCGTGCACGGCAAGGGCGCCAAGGACCGCCTGATCCCGATCTCAGACGAAATCGGCGCGATGATCCTCGCCGGGCCGGGCGGCCACACCCCCGGTCACGGCGACAGGGGATTCCTATTCCCTGGGGCGGATGGCGGCCACCTCTCCGCACGGTGGGTCGGAAAGCTCTGCGCGGCAGCGATGCCGGGGGTTTGGACGATGCATAAGCTGCGGCACCGGTTCTCTACCCGCGCATACCAGCGCACCCGGAACCTCCGCGCCCTCCAGCAGCTCCTCGGGCATGCGAGCGTCGCCACGACGCAGATCTACACTGCGGTCGATGACGACGAAATGCGGGAGACGATGCTCGCCGCTACTGACACCAGCCCGCGCCCTTGGACGCGGTGGGCGAGCTCTGCGGCAGGAGTTGTAGTTGCGGCCAGCGCCGCGACACTAGCCAGTCATGCGGTGTCGCTAGTACCTTAACCGCTATGGACCTGCGGAAACTCGGCTTGTGTGCGCTCTCAGCGGTGGCGCTGGCTGGATGCAGTCAGCCTGCCGGCCAAACTGCTGCCGGCGGAAGCACGGTCGTCACGTCGGTGATCGTGTCGGTACCGGCGGCGGCGCGGGAAACTGTCACCGTGACGGCGCAACCAACTTCCGTAACCCCGGAAGAGGGCGACCCTAACGACCAGGCGTTCATGGCCGTACTTGTACAGCACGACATCAACGTGGGCAGCCGCGCGCAGTCGATCGCACTGGGACACAGGGTCTGTGAGTGGTTCGAGGAGCGGCCAGACAATGACTTGGCCGCCGCCGTGAAGGGCATCGTCCAGAGCTACCCGAAGATCTCCCAGGAGCAGGCTGCACTCTTGGCTGGCGCGGCGGGCCGCGCGTACTGCCCGGACACTCAAATCAGGTAGCGCCCATAAACGACAAAGAGGGCCAGCCCGTAGCGGGCTGGCCCTCTTGCGGATCTCGGCGTTACCGGCGAGCTGCGGTGAGCATCGCGTCTACCCCGGTGGCCGCGAAGTCGTTGGAGCGGTCAACGTCCTCGATCTCTTGAGCGTAGGAGGTAACCGCGTGCATCACTCCGCCAGCGGTGAGCTGGCCGCCCTTGATGAAGTGATCGAGGATGCCCTTCATTTCGTCCTGCGAGTAGGCAAGCTTCTTGCCTACGGCCTCGATGGCGCCCTGCGCGTCTTCCAGCGGAACGGTGCTGGTCTGCTCCAGCTTGGCGACGGTGCGGGTGACGTAGTCCACGTTCATGAACGAGGTGACTGCGTCCTTGACCTGCTGCTTGACCAGCTCGTTGGATGCGTCGATGGTTTCGGTGGACCATTCGATCTGTCCTTCATCGAGCTTCTTACCGAGGTGGACTTTCCGCATGGCGTCGGCGTTGATGGTCATGCCGTTGTCGCACACCAGGACCCGCAGCTCTGGGGTGATGGTGAGTGCGCCGCCACCGGTTTCGCTGTTGGTGACGAGGAGGCCCGCGTACACCAGCTTGGGGTTCTCGGCGGCCTCGCCACCGTGGCCGGTGCCCTGGAACGGTGAGCGGTAGTTCTCCAGCAGCTTCTCCGCTTGAACGCCGTACTCGCGGGCCGTGACGCGGAGATACAGCCGGTCATCGGTGAGGTCGCAGCTGCGGATGTGGGTCTCGTTGAGACCGGCAGCCTGCATCCCGTCCAGCAGCGCGAGCACGGTGTCGAGGTTGTCGCGGATGCCGTACTTGTCCGAGAGCACCGCGCGGACGATTCCGTTCGAATCGGGGTAGAGGGGGTCGGTGCCGTAGAGGGTGCGGACGAGAACCTTCTTCTCGGGATCGGCCATGATGGCCAACTCGTTGAAGTTGGTGTCCAGCAGCTCGACGTGCTGCGCGCGCAGCTTGCGGACGTACTTGGTGGGGATGTCGAGCACGTTCCCCAGCTGAGCGTCGGCCAGTCCGGTCATGCGGAACGCGCCGTTTACCTCGGTCACCCCGCGCTCATCGATGTGGGGCTCGAAGCCGTCGAGGATGAGTTCGCCGTGCTCGAAGTGGATACGGGACATCGGGACCACGAGGTCGGCCTTGTGGGCGTGCTGGTGTTGGAGGAGTTCCACCAAGGAGGCGAGGTCGCCCCGGCGGAGGGTGCGTTGCGGGAGAGCCGGGAGGGTGGCGGGAGCGGTCATCTGAGCATTCCTTTCGAGTATTCAGCGAGGCAGCGAACCATTCGCTAAACTGACTTGAAAAGTATAGCGCGCTTTACCGACGCAGCGCTATCTTGCTGCATAAACAACTCATTTCCCCAGTTCGCATTATTGCCTTGTCCCTATTTGCCCTGAGCAGCACTCACCCAGCCACGGAGGGCCTGTCGCGGTAACGCGACCAGGAGGGGGTGGTAGAGGACGGAGCGGGGCCGGTGGTTACCGGGTGCCGCGCCAGATCTGCCCAACGCGCTGCTTGGTCAGGCCAGCGGCCTCACCAATCTCAGGCTGGGTCAGGCCGAGGTTCTGGCCATCCTTGATCGCTTCAATGAGCAGCGACTCAGCGCTCTCGCGGCGCGCACGACGCCGGGCGATGAGTTCCAGGTGTGCCACCTGCTCCTCGCTCAGCTTCCGCTCACGCACCATGCGGCGAAGTATAGCCCGCTTTACCCATCAGCAAACGAACGAAGTCCGCCCCCCGGCCCGAAGGCCAGAGGGCGGATCAACCGGGACAAGATCAGCTGAGGGCGGTCACCGCGTCATGTGCGGGTCTGAATACGCCGTAGCGCCACTATCAGCTTGACGAGCGCGTAGCCCAGCCCCACGTATAGGACGCCGCGTACCTGACCCCGCCACGGGTAGTCCTGTCCCCACCACACGGAAACTGAATTCTGAGTGAGCACTAGCGACAACACGAGGTAGATGCTCACCGTAACCCGCCCGAGAGGCCTCACCCACCACGCCGACCGAAGCACGTACAGGAGGGTGAACCTCCAAGAGAACACCGCCGCCACCGTGAGCGCGACATCGGCCACGGTCTCCGGGTTCAGCCAGATCATCGGTACGAAGGCCAACGCCGCGACCACCGCCGCGTGCCGCAGGCGTACCGGGTTCCTCATCTTGCCAGCCTCCGTCTCATGGTTCGTTCCCACGCTTCCGCAAACCCGTTGCTCTCCATGAGCATTTCGGCGCGGCGCTCAATTTCTGCGGCCTGGTCCAACCGCTGCTGCGCGTCGTGCCGCTGCGCCAGCGCATCCTCCACCCCCGCCTCGTCCGGGCGGAGCCGCTTCCCCCACATCAGGTTTCGCCATTTCATGGCCGCTCCTGCTGAATAGACTCAATCGCCCTCACCGCGAGCTGCGCCGGGGCCGCGTACTTGTCCACAGCTCCAACCAGATTCTTGGTCGCTTCGCGGAGGTATTCGATCTCGTCGTCCTTGGAGGCAACGAGCCTGTCCACCGCGCCTTTCGGCACCAGACGGTCAGTCATGATCGCCCACACCACAGTGATTGCGAGGAAGAGGAACGCCCCGGCGAACATGAAATCGTCAGGGCTATTCAGGAGGGGCGACATCGGCCCGATGGCGAACATGTAATCCTCTCCGGGGCGGTTGAACAACCGCCACATCGCCCTCATCTACGCGGCCACCAGCGCTTCCAGGCGCTTGGTCGCCACGTCACGCATGTGTTTGATGCCGTACTGCCAGTACGTCATTCCTGTCCCCGGGCATTCGTTCAGGTGGTAGGTGACGTGCGGGCCGGTACCGCGAGCCACGAACAGGCCGCCGTTCCAGATGGCCTTAGCCAATGCGGGAATCTCGCGGCCGGGGTTCGTGATTAGCTCCAACAGCTGCTCTGGCACAGTGTCTTTACCGGTCCAGCGGCGGAACACCGCGTTGAAGATGGCGCGCTCCATCTCGCCGACATCACCGTCCGGGCAGGTGGTGTACAGGTCGCCGCGCTGCGCCAGGTTGATGCAGTACGACTCCTCGGCGAGTTCCAACTGCGGGTCGATCCCGTGCCCGCCGGGGTCGGTGTTGCCCGCGTAGGCCCCTGAGGGCCGCATCGGGTTACCCCAACTGGCAGCGGCAATGAAGTCCCTATACCGGGGGTGGAGGTCGCCAGCGCGGAGCCGGTTACGGATGCGTCCGCCGACGATGCTGCCCTGGCTGTAGTCGAACATCGCGAACGGGCCGGGGCAGATGCTCCGGTCATTGATGAGGCGGAGCAACTCCGCCTCGCCCTCATTCACGGAACCGTCCATGGGTACGGCAGTCGCCGGGTAGTTTCCAACCGGCTGCCACCAGAACAGGTCCAGGCATTCCCGCGCGGCGTCCGCCGGCAGGCCGATACCGAATGGGTCCGCCTGCCCTGTCCCGTGGATGGAGAACAAGGTCGGGAAAATACCGAGGCGGTGCAGGTCTGCATCCGTGACCACACCCGTCTGGGGTTGTCCGGTGCGGCTCTGGTATTCGCGCTGCACCTTGTCGTCGTCGTAGCCGAAATACGAGTCCACCTTCAACGTGCTGCCGTCCGCCGAGAGCGCGTATCCCCGGTATCGGTTGACCATCGTCTTCTGCCAGGCCGCAGTGACGAGGCCGTTCGATCCGACCTTGAGTGGCATCAGTTGCCCGGCAAGATCTGGTCGAGTGCCTGCTTCGCCAGCGGGCCGACACCGGGAACGCTGCCGAACGCGTCAGTGGCTACCTTCTTCACACGGTCGAGGTCAGCCTGCGCTTGCGCAGCTGTGTCGATCAGCACGGGGATACCGTTGAGGACTTGGTCCACGGGTGAGGCAGCCGCGTCGTGGATTCCCTTCTTGAGCTGCTTGCCCAAGATGACGCCCGCCGTACCGGAACCGACAGCGCCGATCAGGGTGCCGAGGGTGACCACGAGGTTGTTCCATTGGCCCCCTTGGTCGGTGCTCAGGACACCGAGCGCAATCAGGATCGGCACCACTGCGCCAACCAGGCCGGAGAACAGGTAGTAGTACTGGCGAATCTTGTCGGTCATGACGAAGCTCCGTTCTGTGAGATAAACGCGTGTAGTAGTTCGGGATTCGTTGACTCCAGGTAGGCAAGGCCCTCCTGGAGGTAGTCGGCAGGAACCTTCTTCAACATCCGCTTGGCGTTGGCGATGAACTCGGGCGAAGTGTTCGCGCCCAGTCCCGCTGCCGAGCGGACAAGGCGCCGAATGGAATCCAGGTCACCGACCTGAACGGCCTTCCACTCGGTGTACAGCTCGTGCAGCATCAGGTCCTTGTTGCGGTCGATCCGGCACCAGGTGCCGATGTTTCCTTCGCCGGGGTCGCGATAACCGGAGAGGGATTCGTG